GTCGGTTTAGCCTGGGTTTCCTTAGTCAAGGACCCCAGCACAGACTGTCCAACATTCTTCAGTACCGACCCGACAACACCGCCCAAGAAGTTGTATCGATCGGGCATGCAGTCCTTTTCGGTGTAAAAGGCGTCCATAAGCGCCTGACAAGATAGAAGATCTGGCTTGGGGCCTAGCCGGGCGAGCGCGTTGAAAGGCGATCTCATGGCTGGCTGCGCTTCAAAACCGGCGTAGACCTTCTGAACGAGCAGTTGATTGTTGGGGTTACCCGTAACACTAGGGTTAGGGCTCAAGCCGTCGAACGTCACCCACGCAAACGTCATATCCTCTGACCACAAAGTGTCACACAGTATCGGCGCGGTCGTCAAATCAGTGCCATCAGCAAGGTTAGGTGACAGCGGTATCACGTGTACCTGACCAGCGTTGTCAACGTTGCTGTAAAAGCATTCGTACAGGTTGGATACGGGGACATCTCGAGTGGTGAATTGGCCAGCGTTGTTCCAGCGAGGCGAAATTGTGTTCAATCTCTGAACGACGAATGTGCCTTCTTTGGCCCTACCCGTGTAGGATTTGACGGAGTTCATCATCTCCTGCTGCATTGTGGGGATGGGTACAGAGTCGGTTGGTACACCATCTTGCCATATGGCGCCCATATTCAGTATCTGAATATAGGCTGTTGGATCAATCGTGAGGTTGAGATTAGCTGACTTGAGGAGAGCAATTGCGACCGGATTAAAGCGGGAAACATCGGGTGATTTCGATTGGCGACCGCGTCCACCCTTACCTCTAACGAAGGCGACGAATAATCGTGGGTTAGCGTAAGAGAGGTCACCGACAAGCCCAGCGAACGATATTTGCGGATTGTATTGCATACCAGTAACGAAACCAGTGTCGTTGAACATCGTCGCATTGAGAGAACATGTGATAGACTTGTAAACCGGCCGATATTTCTGGACGTCTTTCGCGAAATTGTTAAAGTCATAGGAACCGTTAACGAAGACGTTTGCGTAGTCCTGAGTGATAGATCCCATCGCGTTAGTGAAGAAGGCGACGGACCAAACGTACGCTCCGTTGGTATACAGATAACTATACGTTCCTGGGAATGCTGGCCTCGAGCCGATAGTGTCGTTTGGGACGACCTTTGTTCCATTGGTCTCATGTGTGAGCGGGCGACGCGCGAGTTCAACTCCGCGGTATTCGAGTAGCACCTGAGAGCGAGAAGAGTTGTCAGGTATGCCCTCAAAGTTCGGCACGGCTGTGGGCGGGTGGATGCATTTCTTGAGGAACGCATTGGACGTAGCTTTTTGGGACGTCAATGGTATCTGGACTTCTGGTTCGGTTGTGACTTTAGTGAAGGAATCGGTTTCAATGTCCGAGATGGATGTGTTGTTTGCCATTAAATTGTTTTATTTATTATTTTATATATATTAAAAATTTTGATTTTCATAAACTATTTAAAATAAATTATTATGCGAGATTGCTTGTTTTTCTACAAAAACCTTTTGCTAGAGGTCAGGGAAAGGTACGTTTCCGTACTCTCTAACCCACACAAGTTTTTGCATTTCAATTAGATCTTCAAACCTAAATTCTCTGCACCGATCAGCAAAGGAGAATAAATTACGAATGTCCTGAGTGGTCACGTTGAGCGCCTTATAATGGTAAGCTAGAGCAGCTACACCCATCTCGTACATAGGACCATTTCGTATCTTAGCCATATCTTGATTGACAGACAACTTTGCTTCTTCGAGATGCTTTTCGTCACGATAAGGTTTGGAAATGAACTTCGCGACACGGCGGATGATATCTGGGAACAATCCATACTCGGTGATGACATTTCCGGCAAATTCGGCAACGATGTCAACTTCAACTTTCATGTTGTACTTACGTGCATCGATCATATTCTTCCCCAGAGGCGTCATTGCAGGGACTTTATCCAACATAAGTAGCGAGTCATCACCCTTCCACAATGCCAAATGACATTTACCGAGATCATAAAACATACCAACTAAACCACCGTTGGTATTTGTGTTCATGGTAAACGTACCGGCATACCCAGACAATTGCATGTAATGGTTCCATATGCGGTGACCGTCAAGTACCATCTTCCAATTTGACCGGAGTTCAAGTACTTGATTACAAATTTCAATAGGACAACCAGCCATTTTTAAGATCTCTGCCTCGCCGTGAATGACAAAATCGGCGAATGTCGTGTCGAATTCTGAGAAATCGTTGGCAAAGAAAACGAATTCATCGAATCTTTTGTTGTTGTCCTTAATAGCCGTCTTTATGCTCAACCTGATATAGTCGTTCAGCTCATCCTCAGATTGACCTGACACGACCATATTTTTAGTATGCGTTATCATGTTGTCCTGGGCGTGCTCCAGAATGCAACGGAAGTACGCAGATAACAGGATATTGGTAAATTTTGGCCATGTAGCGACTCCTTGACCACACTTAGCGTCGCCTTTCTCGTTAACTTTGTAGTTAAAGCCATCTTTCGCAATAAATTTACCTTGAGCTTTCGAAAAGAACTTTATTTGTCGCATTTGTTCAAACAACTCGCCATTAGCGAGCAATTCGTTGACTTGTTGCAGTGTCTCTCCATCACCACGAGACAACTTTTTAGTTAGCGCGACTAGATAATCGCGCATGTGCAACTGCAATCTTCTACGGAAGGACGGATCTCCGAGCTCTTTCTTCATCCGGTCGATGTCGCCGCGTGGCCCGTACCAAAGCTTGGCCACTGCGTCTAACCACATTCTCATGAGCTCATGAACGTTGTTATTAGTGTTCGCTCTTTGAGCGTACCTAGAAATAAACGTGAATAACCCTTCCAACTTACTGTTTGATCCTTGCTGGCGAACGAAGTTCAGCGGTGTCAGATACTTCATTCGAGGCAGGAAGTCCTTAGCAGTTAGTTCGTCTTTATTCAGACGAACCTTGGCGCTAGCCGCGACACTGGGGAATCGTGTCTCCACAATAGAGCCGAAATCATGCTCATACAGGAACAACGGGCGTATTGAACGTAGGTATGTGTCGACTACATTTTGCACGGTCATTCCAACTTTCTCAATAGGAACAACATCTCTACAAGACTCGACCTTAGGAGCTTGTGCAAAATGTACCTCATTATGCATCAGTATGCCGCTTGCCTCAACGTAGTGGTAA